CATGATGGAAGGCCGCGACGAATAAACCCGTCACACCGAACTTGCAGGGTCGTGTCCGCCACCGTAACCTTGCCCTTTGCGAAAATCCCCACAGGTAGTTTCATGTCCCTGGAACAGAATTACACCGCGATGTCAGATAGCTTCTGATGGGTGCTCCAAGGCAGTTGAACCGGGGGATTTCTGCTCGCAGCCATCTCGTAATACTCTCACGAAACCACCTATTGGTACGGAAATTGGTACGAGCTCAGACTTTACGATCCAGTCTCCAAGCTCTCATCCAGTCGTCGCGAATAAACTCTAGTGAGCGGGACAGGATATTATAGGCACTTACCTATATCTTCGAGATGAGCAGCGAGACCCAATCATTATGGTATAGGCTGCTAACATAAAGGAGATCGTTTCAGTGAAGAAAAGAAAGGCATCTGATCTTAATAGAGAAAGGATATCTAGCCGTCGTGCAGCTTATTGCTTAACCCGCCCACCCTACAAAAACAACCCTTACAGCACACCATCTGTGCTGGGCCGACATACAATTTTTTTACCAAACACGCTGAGCGTTTTTAGCTCAAGTTCAAGAGAAAAACTATACATACTGTTAAGACAGCTTAGAGAAGTCCCCTCAACCTCAAAATTAACATTGGATTTCTCCTCTCTCTCAAAAATAAAAATCTCTGCCATATTAGTACTGTTCGCACACCTAGAAATTTTGCTAGAAAACAATAAAAACGCACGCCTTATATGGATAAAGCCGACCGACACCACCATCGACGCAAAGCTTTCAGAGCTCGGCTTATGGGCTCTATTGGGTGAGAAGTACCGCCCTGTTGAGGGCGCAATTAGAATCTGCTCCGTCTCGTCTGCTCAAAATCAAATTGATGAGAAACAGCCCTTACGAGACGCGATAAACTATGCAAGAAATGCTATAACCAGCTATGAATTACCTGACTCGCCGGAGGACACGGATAATGCTTCATTTGCAGCGATATCTGAATCTTTCACTAACGTGTGGCAACATGCTTATGCTGAAGACCTGCAACGCAACCACCCTACGCTAATTAACCCCTCAAAAATTCAAAAATGGTGGATTGCGCAAACACACATTGATGGCCAGCTATTTATGGCAGTTTATGATGTCGGCGTAGGAATTCCTTTTAGCACTCGCAGAAGACCTTGGTACAAATCTCTGCACAGTGACATCCTACACACGTTAAAAGGGATGAATTCTGATAGTCGCGACATTCAAACCGCTCTTGCTTATGGAACATCACGCTACAAACAGCAGGGTCGGGGCAATGGGCTACCTACAATGAAAAGATTTGTAGAAATCAACCCTAACGGTGAGCTTTGCATAATCTCCGGAAAAGGCGTATACAAATACAAATCGAAAGACAACCGAGAAGAATTTAGTAATTTAGATTCAAGTTACCCTGGAACATTAATCCAATGGAATATCGCCCTAACTGAAGATCATGGCAATTCAGATGAAGACTGAAACAACACTTGATGTTTCCAAATATACAGACCTACCGATTGGTCGAAACCATCTTGACGGCCCAAAAAATGGCGCCGACTACCGGGATAAACACGTAATTCCCGCACTTAACGAATACTCAACTGTTAAAATTGATTTTACTAAAACCTTGGGAACGACACCGTCTTTTCTTGAGGAACTTTTTGGCGGACTTATCAGATCAGGCTACATAGATGTTCCGACTCTACTAAACCGAGTCCATGTTATTTATAAATACGAAAGCGTAAAGAACAACATCAAAAAATACATCATTGAAGCCGGCGACTATTTAGAAAAAAATCGGAAGAATTAAGCATGGATCTTGCGCTAATTGTTGCCTTAATAGCGATCGCCGTAACAATAATGTCCGCAAGTGCTTCCAGCACGCGAAATGAAGCACATCATCAAGCAACCATGATTCAAGACCTCTTGAAAGACATTTCCGAATCAAGCCATAGCTATCTAATATCATCACTCAACGCCGACGGAAAGTCAGCTAACGCATTCGAAGCGTCAAGCAATACGAAATGTGACCTATTGGAGTCGACCTTCAATCTTCTAATTCGTAGATGTTCTCGTTATTTTTTCTTTGACGCGGATATTCAGAAATTCGAGGAAGAATTCATCTTCTTACTTGGTCGGCTAAGAAATGAGATTTCTCAAGCAGCTTATGCAACTGACAGCCATTCCGCACAAATTATAAATGCACTCATCACAGGCCTGTATACCAAACTCAACGACTATATTGGGGAGCGATTTCGCCCAATATTCGAGCGTCGTCACAGTTAACCTGTTACATCCAGAGGGGGGGACTAGTCTCCCTCGCTAGATATGGATAGAGATTCGAACCCCTTCAAGCGTCCGTGTGGACCGCCGTAGGCCAAGAAAAACGGCGATTTCATCGTAGGCGCGCGGCTTGCTACGGCCTATCACGGCCTCGAATCTGCCCTAATTTTGCCCTAAACTTGCCTAGTTATCCCAATCCCAGCTCGACTTTCAGACCGATCACACCCCGAAAACATCGACTATCCTGTTACAGGACCCTATTGACGGCGGCATTGCCTTTAGTTGTATAGACCACCTCGACTGAGCAGCATCTACCCAAACCAAGTAGAAGGACCTTCAATATGCAGATGGCGGACCCTCATGAGGGGATGGTTTCTTTTCAAAAGGCGTTGCGAGCGGGAGTTTTGGATGTAGGCCCGGTCCGAAATCATAAGGATCTATACAGCCATATCGACGAACCATCACCTGGAACCATTCGTTTAACCTACGTTCGTCTCACAGAAGATCGCAAGTCAGTATTAGCTTTTTTAGCGTGCGTAATGAACGGCCAGATTAGTGGTTTCCCTTGCGTTGCTGTGGGCTACGCCGTCCCTGAAAATTTACGTAATCAAGGCTTGGCCAAACAGATTCTGAGGGATGTAGTTCAAGACCAGATCTTTCAGGCCGGACAGATGGGCAACAGTCAATTGTTCATCGAAGCAGTTGTTGACGTACATAATCCGGAATCACAGCGCGTCGCGGACGCAGTTCTCAAAAGCCCCCCGGAGAGCATCACTGACGCAGCATCAGGCCGACCGGCGTACAGGTACACCGCACAATTCTATACTTCCACCGGCCTCCAACTTTGAGCGCTCACACTCCGATTGTGTTGGAGTATTTCGTTCGGAAAGCCTCAAACCCACGTATCTATTGAGGCTCAGCGCATATCACTACACGATGCACAAACGCATATTTGGCATTGAATGGCATTGAAGGGCGTACGCTTTGCCCCATTTTTGCCCCATCCATGCTTTCCCACTTCACTCGAAAAACCTAATGAAACGACTTCATTTAGACCGATGATGGATTGGATGCAGTAGCCCGCATCCCTCCCCAACTGATTGGCTAAAGTCTCAAACCATCTGCGCGGCGTAGCAATTTTTAAGCATGCGGTATCTAAGCCATTCTGCTGCTGTCGCATCAGCTAGGCTTTGCGAACCTCTCATTGCCAGGATGGATCGCATGCCAAATAACTCCGCTTCTAATATCGCCACTGCTGATGCCCTGACATTGCTCCTGCACAACCAGCATGCACTGTCTGCGGCAATCGAGGAGGTCGCCATTTGGCTTGCTGCCAGCGGCGCGGCAGTGGTTGCAGAGAACGCTGTGATGGCTATGGAGACCTTAGACACAAACGCAAAAGCGATTTCGGATGCGATTCTCCGACTACGGCATTCCTAGAAGTCGCTCTTGGCTTGTCAGCGCGACCTTCGGCAGCAATCGGCCAAATGCAGCCACTCATCGACTCATTAACGCCCCGGCTTGCTATCAGCGAAGCTCATGCTAACTTCAACGTACAACTTACTTGGAGGAACAGTTATGAAAGATGACGATAAAAAAGATGAAAGTTCTAAGGAGAAAACTGTAGGAGAGCGGAAGTCTACCTCTGAACCAGCACCTTTTCCAATTTTAAACCCGGATCCTGAATACGTTAAGGGTTTGGCTAGGGGGGGATATAATCACGCAAAAGCCTGAGAGCGTAATCACACAGGATTAAACCTGAAGCCAAGGAGCGCGATATGTCGAATTTCCTGCTTGGAGACTCTTCGATTAGTTTTTTACAGGTTTTTTGTTCGGACTTAGATGAAAAAACAAGGAAGAAGGCGGAAGAGCTCGACGGTAGAAGCTATCCAGACTACACACCCTGGCTTTGTATTCGACCAATTCTGAATTCACCAATAAAAAGCGATGAGCTTGTTAATTATAAATTCAAACCTGGCCAATTAATAACCGACCCCCATTATTTATCATGTATTAGTGAATTTATGTGTGGGCAAGGACAGGACCTAGTAGGGGGGATGCCCGTCCCCCCCTCTGAGTGGCCTGTCATGGAGGATATTAAGGCAAAAAGACCGGATGCAGTTGCAGCATTTCAAGAAGGGCGGGCGTTAATTCGCAGCTCATACTTTCTGGATACATTATATACAACCCTCATCAAATTCGTAGTACCGCAGGATAGAGCTAAGCCTTCAGGCTTTGATAGCGGTTTAGCTAGAGGAGCGGTGTTTCGAACATTTCCAAGCGGGCGCACTGGACTGCTGGCTGGTTTCCAATTAGCACATGCCATGGGACATCAAGCGGCAATTTATCTTCAGTCTGCTGACCCCTTGATTGAACCCTCTCACATACAGAAGCTAATACATTATGAGGTTCGCAATGATGAGCGCACTGCTTACCACGCAATAGTGTCAGCTGCTGCAATTTCTTACATGTGCATTTTGTCTGAGTCCATATATGGCTCGAAATCTCGTCCATTAATAGCCGATGATCATGTCAGTGGCTATGGGGATGATTTGGCAGAGTCGTTAAAGAAAGCTGTTTACTCGATCAGAAAGGGAGCGCCAGTCACCAATGCCGGATCCAAAGTATTGGATGAAATGGAAGAACTTTCGGAGACATGTTGAGCGCAAATGGAGTGCCAAATGGCCGGAGTATTATTTGGTGAAGAGGGCGTTGGCAACATAAAATATCTGAGCGCTGAGTTGCGAAGAAAGACTTTAGAGCTTGCACGTAGAATTGATAATAACGATTACCCGCATTATACGCCTTGGCTGTGCATTCGCCCATTGCTTACGAAGCCAATGTCTCAGTGCGCACTGTGCTATATAAATCACACTCCAGGTGCAATACTGACAAGTACAACGCATTTAAAGAAAATAGAAAGCTTTTTGGAGGAGAATCACGATTTAACACTTTCAAACTTGATAGGATCTCGGGAGGATTGGAAAATACTTGTCAGCGGTCGTCGTCGCAAGAGCGTGACTTTGGAGCTCACTGCGGCTATTGATTTTATGTTAGCCAAATCAAACTATCTAAACGATGTATATACCAGTCTCGTGGATATGGTTATTCCATTGCGACAATCGCGTGCCCGCGGCTGGTCGTGTCAGTATGCTAGAGGAGCGGTTTTTCTCGGGTTTCCGCGAGTCTACTCGCAATTAGATTTGGCTTTAGACTTAGCTCATGAGATGGGTCATCAAGCACTTGCTCTGCTTCAAAGCTCAGATGCTTTGATAGCAAGTGACTGGGATGCACCTGTTTATTCAGAAGTAAGAAAAACTAATAGGCCTGCGTTTCAAAGCTTGCATGCCGCTGCCGCCATTGCATTTATGGTCAAGCTCGCCAAAGATGCTGAGTATAACGATTATGTCCACCCGGAATTTTCATATCCGCTAACCGTGGCGCTTCATAATTCAGTTCTTTCACTCCGTCAATCATGTAAATTCACTAGTTTGGGGGCAAGCCTCATGGATGACTTTGATTTGATAGCAGAGATTTAAAGGCGAATGTATTACGCTAGAGAGATCTCCAGTAGTAAGACGGGTAGTAGGAGCTGGCACTGCGGATAGAACGTTAGCCTCTGCCAGAGGTAGGCGAGATCATCCTCTGATCGACGGGTGAATCAGCACTAGTTTTCCTAGACGCCTTCAAATGACCGCTTCTGGCCGAAAGCGGCCGCTGGCCGGCTCTGATGGATTGGGTGCAGTAAGCGCATACGTCCCCGTGTTCTCTAATTTATCGGTTCCTTCGCCTTCGTTGTTTAGCAACTAAGCAAATGGTAGCAATCCGCTGTCTCTGGCGTTCCCGCTGCTATGCTTGGGCCTCAGCGAAGCTAAAGGGAAAAAGCCATGAAGCTTAAGCGAGAAGCGCGAACACTCAAAAGCAAGGGCATTGCATCGTTACGCCGGGGCCTAGAGGTGTTCAATAGCCACGACGACCAAGGTCGTACCGAGTCCGTACTTCTGCACATGCAGCACTGCAGTGAGATGCTCATTAAGGCGTTGCTGATTCAGAAATCTCAACCAGTTTTTGACAAAGAAAAAGGCATCTCTATCGGGCTAGAGAGAGCCTTGAATGTGGCGACAGCCAATGGATACATGAATGCTTCCCAAGCAGGAACAATTAGAACTATTGACGCGATGCGGGATGCGGCCCAACACTGGATGATTGTTGTATCTGAAGAAGTGCTATATCTAAATTCGAGAGCGTTGATCACGACCATTGACGAACTTCTAAAGCTACACTTCGGAGATTCTCTTTCCGGAAACCTCCCTTTGAGAGTTCTACCTCTTTCGACTACACCGCTTAGAGAGTTTGAACTGTTAATCGACAACGAATACACGCAAATTGCAGAACTTCTTGCTCCTAACAAAAGAGCACGCGACGAAGCTCGGGGAAGAATCAGAACTCTACTTGCAATGGAGGGACATGTCACCGAGCAAATTGCCGTGTCAGAGCGAGATATAAATCGTATTGAGCGAGCAATAAAAAATCGTACAGAGGTCTCTGAGGTTTTTCCAAGGTTGATGACTCTCGCGAGCGACGTGACAGGCGAAGGGCTAACCGTCAAAGTCCACTTCAGCAAGAAAGAGGGAGCACCTGTTCGTTTTATATCAGGCGACGATCCAGGAGCGGCAGGGGCAATACGAGAAGTTGACCTTCAAAAAAAATATCATTTAAGCCCTCAACAACTATCGGAAAAATTAAGTATCACTCCTCCTCGCTGTAAAGCCCTTAGAGATTATCTTGAGATAGATGAAGACGCCGCCAATATGATGATTTTTGAGTTCGGCAGCCAACGACATCCACGATACTCCGATAACGCGCTACGCCTCCTCCACGCGAGCAATATACCGGAAACATTGCACCTCGCTTGGGTAAACAGAAATGCGAGGAAGGTTGAACCGTAGTGAGCAATTATCAAATCATTGCAGCTATTTCTTGATCTGGAATGGTGAGGAGTTCGAAATGGAAGCAAAATGGAGTGACAAAAGCGCAAAATTCAATCCACAGATCTTCATCAAGCCGATACTAGAATGCTCTTCTATAAATGAAAACGGCAAAGTGCAATACGATGGTTTCAAATATTTCGAAAACTGGGGCCTACTTAGAAGCATGATCCTCTTTGAAGGAAAAGAATTTCTTTCTCCAAAAACGGAAGATGACATCTTTGACTCAGGATTAAACGCTTTTGCACTATCTTCAAAAACAACCAACCAAAACTTACCAGCAGCGCTTCTAGCATGTATAAATTCCAAACTGAAAACCTATCTATCCAAAAGCAAGAAAAAATTCTTTGTAGTTACGTCCATCTCTACAAATGGAAAACTACCTATAACCAAGCTCATTAACAATGGAATTGAAATAAAAATCTATCAATCGGGCATCCCTAAAAAATTCATATCACGAAGCCAATACGACAAACATTGGCAACAACTTGAACCTCATACCCCACCTGAATTTGCAGGAGTTGTAGTAAAAGTTGAATCTCGCACTCCAGATGACGCAATGTATGCAGCGATAGAAGAAATAGATTTCTTTCGTGGAATTTTATCTTTTTTTGCCAATCCGACAATGTCGTTGTTGCTATCGGGAGGTAAGAGCAAAGGTATAAATCGTATTCGCCTAGGTGGATTACATAGCGTGCATAGTGAAGATGGAGCTGTCGCGAGCAAACAGTTTTGGTATGAACCACATCACACAATTAGAACCCCCTATACTTTTAATCAAGAAAACTTGAAACACATCGCTATGAAAATAAGGAAAATTTTCAGGCGCATAGAACAAATTAAAGGAGGCACCAAAATCAGAGATGGAATAATACGATATGTCAGAGCATTAGACGAGAGCGACAATGATCATCTTATTATAAAGCTATGGGGTGCATTGGAAGCGACGGTGGGTGAAGGCGACAAAAGTGATTTAATCATAAAACGCTGCTCTTACCTTTACAAAGATCAAGAGTTTGTCCGGCAAATTTTGGAAATCTCAAGAGTTTATAGGAATAGAAATGTGCATGGAAACCACAGCTCCAGCATAGCAAATCAAATAGGGCATCACCTCCACAGTATTTTTACGCACCTGATACTCTTTTATGTTGGGAGCAAAGATCTTGTCAGCGTATCAGAGGCAAACTCCTTCTTAGACTCCCCTCTTTCGTCAGGCGACTTGGAAAGGAAAATTTTTCTATTAAAGAAAGCCATTCGTTTTAGATCAGGCGCTTAACCATTTATATTGGCAGGAGAACTAGACACAGGAAACTCTCCATAGCTGATCCAATTTGGTCGTGTAGCTCTGACTCATCATTTCACGGCGCATTCCCCATATAGGGTTAGCTGGCACAGCTGCAACGCGAAGCGTTCCACTTCCCCAACGCTCATTGATCTGATCTAGGACTGCCATCACTCTTGATGCTTCCGCCGGCTGCGATGTAGCAAAAAGATCGTCGGTGTACTCACCTGGCTGACACAGATTTAGCAGCATTACCTCGGCCTTGCTATATTTGAAGCCTGGGCGAAATACGCGTTCAAGTCCCCCTACTGCCACCTGAGTGAAGAGACGAACGTCATCAGTGGGATACGGCAAATCGATCATTACACCGTTGGCGTATTTCGCCTCCTCAGGATTAAACATTCCGGTGCGGATACAAACGCGCACCTTCTTACAGAGTGAGTTCTGGGCACGGAGCTTCTCAGATGCTCTCATCATGTAGGTGGCCACCGCTTCTTTGATAGGCAGTAACTCCGTCAGTCGCTGGCCGAACATGCGACTACAGCAAATCTCCTGCTTTGGAGAATCTGGCTCATCCAGCTCCAAGCAAGGCGTGCCGGCCAACTCCCGGGCCGTTTTCTCGATCACCACGCTGAAGTTTTTTCGTAGCGTCCAAGGGTTCGCCTTGGCCAGATCCATGGCGGTCTTTATTCCCATGGCGTCCAGGTGCATTTTCATGCGCTGCCCCACTCCCCACACCTCAGCTACGTCTGTATTGCGCAGTACCCAATCGCGCTTGATCGGATCACATATGTTCACGACGCCACCGGTTTGCGCCTGAAGGCGTTTAGCTGTGTGGTTGGCGAGCTTGGATAGGGTTTTGGTGTTCGCGATTCCGACACCAACCGGTATACCCGTACAGCGCAACACCTGGCTGCGGATTTTGCGGCCGAGACCTTCCACGTCGATGATACCGGTGAGGTCGACGAAGGCTTCGTCGATGCTGTAAACCTCGACGGCCGGCACCATCGACTCAATCAAGGTCATGACACGTTCACTCATGTCGCCGTACAGCGCATAGTTCGAGGAAAACGGGACGATGCCGTGCTGCTTGAGCTTGTGTTTGATCTGGAAGTACGGCTCGCCCATTTTCACGTAGGGCTTGGCGTCGTAGCTGCGTGCGATGACGCAGCCGCCATTGTTCGACAGCACCACGATGGGCACTTTGGCCAGGTCTGGGCGGAACACGCGTTCGCAGTTGGCGTAGAAGCTGTTGCAATCGATCAGGCCGTACACCGGCGGCGTCTTAGACATGGCTGCGCACGCTGCTGTTGATCACACCCCAGATCGCCAGTTCGTCACCTTCAAGGACGTATCGCGGCGGATATTTAGGGTTTTCCGACATCAGGATGACTTCTCTACCGCGAATGCACAGACGCTTACACACGGGTTCATTGTTCAAGAGCGCAATGACGATGTGCCCATGGGCTGGCTCGATTGATCGATCGACAATAGCCAGGTCTCCCTCATAGATCCCGGCGCCCTGCACGCTTTCACCAGTGAGGGACACCAGATATACGTGGGGTGCACGAATGTTCAGTACTTCATCCAACGAGATCTGCGCTTCGATGTGATCCGCTGCCGGCGAGGGAAACCCGGCCGGGACGCGGAAGAGACACAGCGGCACCTTCGAACCGCCCTCACTGATGAGACCTAGAATTGAGTAACTCATGACGCACGACTTCCAATACTGTACGAATATACAGTTAACTTTCTGAAAGCCTTTCGGTCAATTTTTGTAGGAAATATCAGATAGGCGGGCGGGCAATGTGCGGAAGGCTCGCGCAGTAAAGGCGCGTCCACGACCTCGTTGCTACATTGAGTATGCTCAATGCAATGGTCAATCACATCGGGGATCTGCCGCTCGAACGCTACAATGCCGCACCCACCACACGGTTTGCGCTCTTTCACCAGGGGGAAGGATTCCTGCAGGCGGACATGATGCACTGGGGTTGGCGGCCGCATTGGGCGAAAAATCGTGTAGCCCCCATCAATACTCGGGTGGAGAAGGTCGCGCACGGCCCTTTCTTTACCTGCGCATTTCACGAGGCGTTACGCGTAACGATAATAACTATATCGGTTTACCTGCGCGCTTCCCGAAGCGTTACGCGTAACGATAATAACTATATCAGTTTACCTGCGCGTTTCCCGAAGCGTTACGCGTAACGATAATAACTATATCAGTTTACCTGCGCGCTTCCCGAAGCGTTACGCGTAACGATAATAACTATATCAGTTTACCTGCGCTTTTCCCGAAGCGTTACGCGTAACGATAATAACCATATCGGTTTACCTGCGCGCGTCCCGAAGCGTTACGCGTAACGATAATAACTATATCGGTTTATCTGCGTTTTTCCCGAAGCGTTGCGCGTAACGATAATAACTATATCGGTTTACCTATGCATTTCCCGAATGCGTTACGCGTAACGGCAACAAACACATCGCAACCCTAACGATTCCAGCCAAGCTCGCACATGCCGATAGAATATCTAGCCTAATGTTTTATCGGGATATTAACGAGCAGTCTGCTTCCCAGACACGATGCTAGCGACTCCCTCCCCTTCCCAATAGAAACTGAAATGAAACGAGTTTTATTGAAACTACCAATTGAGAGCTTGACGTACATTCTATGAAACATTTAATTTAAACACAGCACCACCTCACGCCCACAAGCACCGCGCAACTTAGCACGGCATGTTTCTTTGCGAGACTGAAAAATGAATATAGTTCTTCTCTTGATGGCCGCAGTTGAGTTCCTTATCAAACTCACCGAACTGTTGCAGCTCTGGGGAATAGGCTGCCCAGGAATCGCACCTTGGTAGTTAAAATAGTCCGCCGAGGTCCATTGGCTTCCAGTTCATGATCACCAACTCGCTACTGACTTCGGCCTTCCCTTGCCGCTGGTTGGTCGTGGTGTAGCGAATGTCCAGGGTTTCGAAGTGGAAGCCCGCAAACACGCGGCGGATGTCCGGGTGGTCATTGATGCTGACCATCACTTTGCCTTTGCAGCGGCGCATGAAGTCGGCCATCCGTTCGTAGTTCTCGAAAGGAAAGTCCACCCCATAACCAGCGGTCTGCCAGTAAGGCGGATCCATGTAGTGGAACGTGTGGGCACGGTCGTAGCGTTCAGCGCATTCAAGCCAGGGGAGATTTTCGACGTAGGTGCCGGATAGGCGCTGCCACGCGGCCGATAGGTTTTCCTCGATACGCAGCAGGTTGATGGCCGGGGCGGTGGTCGCAGTGCCGAACGTCTGACCGGAGACCTTGCCGGCAAAGGCATGGTGCTGCAGGTAGAAGAATCGGGCGGCGCGCTGGATGTCGGTGAGGGTTTCAGGACGGGTCATTTTCTGCCATTCGAACACCTGTCGCGAACTGAGCGCCCATTTGAACTGGCGCACGAACTCTTCGAGGTGGTTCTGCACGACGCGATAAAGCGTAACCAAGTCGCCGTTAATGTCGTTGAGGACTTCGACCGGCGATGGCTGGGGCTTCATGAAGTACAGCGCGGCACCGCCGGCAAAGACTTCGACGTAGCATTCGTGTGGCGGAAAAAGCGGAATGAGGCGGTCGGCCAGGCGGCGTTTGCCGCCCATCCAAGGAATGATGGTAGTAGACATAAAAAGCAAGACCTTTACTGTATGGATAAACAGGTGCTAGGCTCGCCGCGCTTTGTGCACGGAGCAAGAGCCTTGGCTGGACTTGCAGGGACCATCTGCAGGGACGGCGGTCGATCCGGATGTTGGCGCATCTGGACCGGCCGCTCTTTTTCACTTCGGTGCTGAGACTTCTTTGGCGTATGCCTGACAGGCCGCGAGGGCAATCAACCCCCGGTCGCCGTCGTCGGTGATGCCGATAATTCGTTGAGCATGCGCTGGGTCAAGTTCGGCTCTTGTGGGGCCATGAACCACGCTGCCGGTGGTGGCGGAGGTTGGCACCGATTCGTTGTTGGCATTAATGGTGGCGTCGAGTAGGACTGACAGGCGCAGATCAGCAGTGGCAAGGCGGTCGCGCAGACGATCTTGATCACGTTGTACATCGCTCAAGGCTCGGTAATGGGTTTGTTCGCTGGATGCCAGGCGCTGCTCGAGCGCGAGGCGCTTGTCTTGTTCGGCGCGCTGCTGCGAGGCGGAGGCCAGGGCCATTTGATTGAGCGTTTCGGAGTGGAGGCGAGCCTGCTCGGCGAGCTGTTTGCCGTAACGCCAATCCTGTACTTGCCATGCGATGGCAGCGGATCCGCCGGCCAGAGTGGCCAGCAACGCCACGTTGACCAACAACCGATACTGCGCCGGGATCATTTCGCCGAGGCGCATAGCACCGCCCTTGCCCGCTCCCACAACTGCAGTCGCTCCAGCAAACCGTTCAGACCACCGTTGATCTTGCGGGTGATTTCCTCGAACTCGCCCTGATCCGCCAGGGCATTCAGCCCCCGAACCCACCAGAACCACGCGGCCGACTCTGCGGCCCACTGCGGCAGCTCCAGCAGCTCCGGCGTGCGCAGCAAACGCTCGTCGCCGAACAGTGCCAAACTGCAACGAAGGTAGTTGTTGTGGCCGGTGATCTGGATCAGCCCACGACCACGGTAGCGCTGGCCATCGCCATCGGCCTCGGGCGTGTTGCCCAGCCGTGCGGCCAGTGTGCCGGTGTCGTACTTGCTCAGGTACAGGTCGCCGCCCAGCTCGCGCACATAGTTGAGCTGTCCCGATTCGTGCCCGACCTGGGCAAGAAAAACGGCCTGTCGCTTGGGCGTGTTGATCTGCCGGTGATCCATCGCTGCGTTGAGGGCGGACACAAAAACGCCCGCTTGGCGGCGGGCGTTGGGCATGATGCGTTGCAGCTGTTGCTCTGTCAGTGACATGGAGTTCTCCTCGGTTGTGGGACTTCGGCGCTACTGCTTGATCTGAACAACCTTCAGATCCTTCGCCGTCTTTTTCTTCTTGCCTTTGGCTTTCGCCTTGCCCTTCTTGCCACCGTTGCACTCGACCGTCGTGCTCCAACCAGCCTGTGTGAACACCTGCTCCACGGAGTCGACCAGATACTCGCCGTCGAGTCCGACCTTAAAGTCCTGGACGTTGATCGATCGTTCGGCAAACAGGTCGGTGCGCCCTGCCATCTCTAGACGGACGCCGGCCGTGGATCGATTGAATGCAGTGAGGCGGGCTTGTGCAGCAGCTTCGGCGGCTGACTTGTTTGGGTAGATGTGCCGGTCGGTGTGCACCGGCGGCAAGCCGTCCGGTGATTCGTCGTTGTCGAGAGTGACCACGGCTAGCTTGCCGGTCTTCTTGTCCTGGTGTTTGGTCGACACAGCCTTGTGGGTATTGCGGTCACCGAGCCTGAACTGAAAGCGGCTGACGTCCCGGCGATGGATTGTCACCGTGCCCAGCGCTTTACCCGACGCGCTCTCCCCGCCCTGACGCGGCATCACCAGCAGCATGCCGTCAGCCACCTTGGCCGTGCAGTCATATTGCTTGGCCAGGCGGGTGATGAAATTAAAGTCCGACTCGTTGAGCTGATCGGCGCGCGGCACCTTGGTCTGCACCGGGCAGACCGCCTGCCAGCTGTTGCGAGAGGCGACGTCGGCGACGATCCGCGACAACGGCACGTTTTCCCAGCTGCCGCTGCGAGTGGTCTTGCCGCTACCACGCATGTCGCTGGCCTTGCCGGTGATCACCAATGTGTCTGGCGGGCCGGACAGCTCGATCTCATCAACGACGTAGCGACCGATGCGGGTCAATCTGGTTTCTGCGTAGCCCAGGTAGATCTCGATGCTGGCCCCACGCGAGGGCAGAACCACTGCACCGTCGCGGTCATCGATACGCAGTTCGAACTCGTCGGACTCCATACCGGGCTTATCTGTGGTTTTCAGCTGCAGGAGGCGGTCATTGATCCGCTGAGTGATATCGGCGCCATCGGCCACGACGCGAAAGAGGGGATTCATTGTTCTGTCCATAAGAAAGCCCGCGCAGGGCGGGCTGATTGAGTGCTTACTCGAGATGCAGAAAGACAAGTCAGCCCCACAGCATTACCTCGCTGTCATCTGGTGCGGGCAAATCTGGCAACTCGATCACAATGCCAGCGCGGTACGGTTGAGGCTCATCGGCCAAGCCCTGATTGGCATCGAGAACGGCCTCGACCGTTCCGTTCAGATGCCCATAGGCGTGGTAGCACAAGGTATCGAGCAGATCCCCGTCAGACGTTCTGCAGGTCATCGCCATAACGCACAAACTCCAAAGTGAACGCCTGCTTGCGCGGGATCCCGCCCTGCAGCAGCGCGCTCTGTTCTTCTTCGACGTTCTTCAGGCACCAGGTGCCGAGTACGTCGCCATAACCGGTGGTCAGCGTCAGGGGCAAGAGCTGAGCGCCCAAGCTGCGCAGGGTGTCCAGCTGCTTGATGCCGCCTTTGAAGCCCGGGAAGATCGCACCTTTGAGGGTGATCTTTTCCTCACCGATCCCCACCGCCTGCTGTGCTGGCCGGCGGGTGAGGCGTTCCTGTGAGGCCCAGCGGTACTCCGTGGAGCGCCGCAATTCGTCAAAGGCTGCAGTGTCCAGGTTGAAGTAGTACGGCACCGCCTTGGGATCTTGCGGCTGCACGATCAGCAGATGCGGAAACGGTTTCACTGCCTCTGGAACCGGTGTAGCGTCGCCGGCCAGTGATCCGGTCGGCAGGATATTTCCCAGCGACGGGCTGACCTTGCCGGCGATCTTGTTGATCGCGGTCGACGCCCGGGCAGCCTGTTCCCTCAGTTGGCCCATGCGCTCATCGATCTCTGACATAGCTCGCGTAGCTTTGTTGTAAGTGGCCACCACCTGCCCGACCTTGGCCTGGGCGGCGTTCACCCCACGCATCACGCGCTGCAGCTTTTCCCCGATTGCCGGACCGACAATCGGGATGCCTTCCAGCTCCGAGGCGGCGCCGCTGATTTCGCTGATCGCGCCGTTGACCGATCCCATCATGCCGTCCAGGCTACGCCGACCGGTCTCCCCTGCCGCTGCCAGTTGCTTGAGCCCTGATTGCAGTTGTTCCATGTAGGCCATGAGCCCTCCTTACACATGCGGCTCGTCGTAGAGTTTGCGGTTCTGCAGCTGCTGCGTGGCCTGCTGCATTTGCTGCGCGATGAAGGGCTGCAGCTCCCGCGCCATCTGCGCCGGATCCTTGGCATCGCCCTGCACGGTGATATGCAGCGGTGCCGAGATCTCGACCCGTTGTTCCATCTTCGGCGCCTCAGATCTGGCGACAGGCGTTGGTGCGGCCAGCAGCGCAGGCGGGACCGGGGCACTGGCGGGCGCCGCCAACGACCGGGCCACATCGCCCATTGCAGCAGGAGCCAATGGACCAGAGGCTGGCTTGGGTTCGAACGACTTGGCAATGTCGCCCATCACCGGCGGCAGGCTTTTTCCGGCATTGGCCATCATCAATGGCCCGGCGTCCGGCACTCGCTTGAGCGACTCGTCGGTGCCGAACAGTTTCTTTCCCAGATAGCCACCGGCCGCATCGCCGCCCATATAGCCGAGGTATCCACCGATCAGACCACCGACGATGTTGCCAATAATCGGGACCGCCGTACCGATGGCAGCACCGGCGGCCGCGCCGGCCAAAGTACCTGCCAGCCCGCCCGCTGCCTCGCCGTAGCCTTCGGCCTTTTCGTCCTGAGTCTCGGCATTCTGGTAGGTGTCATAGGCTTTGAAACCGGCGTCGACGATCGCGAGCATCGCCGGCCCCTTGACGCCGTCGGCGATCTTACCGCCGCGACCACCGCCTCCGCTGCCGCCGCCCTTACCACCTTTGCTCTTCTTGCCATCGCCGCCATCCAAGTCGCCGGCATCCAGCCCACCCCCAGCCCCTGGCAGGTTGGTGACGATCACCTTTTGCGGGATATTCGGGTTGCCCATCAGCGTGCCGCGCCCGAGGTTCATCAGGCCCTTGCCGACCTTAAACGCGCTGACAGCGCCCTTGAGTGCGACCAGCCCTGCCACGGCCGTACCAATGCCCAGCGTGACCCGTGGAAACTCATCGGCAAAAACCGACAGCTTGCGACTGACGTTGTTGATGCCGTCGGCCACGGCGTCGGTGACAGGTCGGATCGCATCGCCGATACTGCGCATGGCATCGTCCATGGACTGGGCCATCTCGGACCATTTTTGTGCAGACGTCTGCCGGCGTTCAGCCAGGTTCTTGTCGAGGATCCCGGTGGCACCGGCCGAGTCTTTTTTCAGCTGGTTGTACAGATCCTTGTTCTGCATGTACGCCGTCAGGGCTGCTTTCACCTGCATGTCAGCGAACAGGTCACCAGTGCGCAAAGCCTCTTCCAGCGACTTCATCATGGCCTTGGCCTTCTCGGGATCGGCCTCTTTGCTGATAGCGGCCGTGGCCTTGGCCATTTCGGCCGCTCGCTTCGGATCGGTCGCCTGGATGTATTTTTGGGCCAGGGCAAAACTGGATTCCAGTGTCGACATGCCATTCTGCAAACCGGTCTGCATCGAGCTCCTGTAGTCGATGCCTGCCTTTTTGTAGGCCTCGACCGTCTCACCGGAACCGATTTTTTCCATCCAGTTTTTAAGGTTGTTCGCGGCTTCGTCCGAACCGCCGGCCGTCTTCATCTGTACCTGAAGCATGGCGCCCAGTTGCGTCACCGAATCCATGCCGGTAATGCCCAGCTTGCCCATGCCGGCCAGCAGCTCGGGGAACCACTTGGCCATGTCGACCGCTTCGAAACTGCCTGCCTGACCCTGATAGGCGATGGCTTCCAACGCCTTTTCCATCACCTTGGGGTCAGTGATCTTGGCGTTCTGCCCCAGGGCGTTGATCATCTTGGCCGTTTCAGTGCCTTCCGATCCCTGGCCGATGGCAAACTTGGCTGCCGTCGGCGCGTAGGCCAGCGCCTTGTCCAGCTCCATGCCGGCACCAACCAAGGCATTGACCACTTCGGCGACCTGATTGCGTGCCATACCGGTATCGCGTGAGGTGTCGATCACCGTCTTGGACAGCTGCGCCTCTTCCGGCGAATTGGCAATGTTGGCCTTGATCGCGATGTCGCGAATGATCGCGCCGTAGTCGGCACTGACTTTGGTCGGGATGGCTGCGGCGGCGGTCAGCGCACCGGCCTGACCGAGGGTACTTTTCAGACCGGACCGACCTTCCTCGATCTGTCGATGCCCGAGTGCTTTGAGTTCGGCACCGGCGGCCACGCGCCCCATCGTGGCGTATGCCTTGCTCAGCCGCCCGACCTCAACGCCTTGTTTCTTCAGCAGTTCGAGGTTCTTCTCATACTTGCTCAGTAGTTTGTCCGCGCCGGCGGCACCGGTCATATGCGCCGTGCGCCATTCATCACGCAGACGCATGGTGTCGCCGATGGTGTTCTGCAGGACTCGGGCTTTGCTGCCCACCGAGTCCAAATGTTTGATCTTGCTTTCGACGTCCTTGAACGCTTTGCCTACCGTCGGATCGACGGCGCCGCCAATGACAAAGCCAAGCGCGAGGTTCTTCGCCATGAGCGTGCCTTATGCGTCGGAAAGTGTTGAGCGGTGGCTCAGTCAGAGAGCCACCACACCAGTTCGTTGAAGGGCATGGCCGTGATCTCAGCCGCCGAGAAACCGGTCTCCTTGGCCAAGCGTTTGGCCAGAAGCTTCAACGTCGAGCCGTCGCATTTACTCGTCCGTGACCAGGCGAAAATATCCGGCCTGCAGGCGCAGGTAGTCGACCATCTTCAGTCCCATCAGATCCGCCTCGGGGGTCTGGGTCAGCGACGCAAACAGGGACATTTCGCGCTGCTCGGCATCGCCGTTGGAGGCTGCCTGTGCCGCCCGCACATCCCGCACGCAGGGTGCGCGCATCATCAGCGTGTCGACGGTCACACCGGACAATTCGGTCGGGTACTTGAGGCTGATGCGAAAGCCGTCGTCGGACAGTTGAAGCCATTTAGGCAGGGGCGTTTCAGTAGTCGATTGAATGTCTTGCTTCATGGTTGTATTTCCTTAAAGGCCCAGGGCCGAACGTTCGTCTGCGAGCTGGTCGACACCGTCGATCACCAACACCATGCCGACCATGTCGATCTCGTAAATCAACCGACCGCCGACCTCGAGCTTGTAGTAGGTCAATGCCATGTTGTGTTTGGTCTCGGCTTTTTCACCGGCCTTCCAGTCGCCCATGTCGACCTCTTTCAGGCCGCCGCGCATGGTGACGATCACCGGGGTGACCTTGCCCTGGAGGCCCTTGAACGTGCCGCGAAATACGGCATTGCAGGCGGTGCGGTCGGACAGTCCGAACCACTTCAGCGCCTCACGGCGCACGCCGTTGGTGGTGAATCCGGATTCGAGCTTTTCGACACCGACAGGGATCTCGATCTCACCGGCCATGCCACCGCCCCGATAGGTTTCGGTTTTCAGCACGACCTTGGGCAAGGTCAGGCTCGGCACCTCGCCGGCAAAACTGACGCCGTCAATAAACGCCGCGCAATTGGACAAAACTTCAGGCTTCATCAGGTGGCCTCCTTAGGCGGCTTCGAGCACTTCGGTCATCCATTGGTTGGTGACTTCGAAGAGGAAATTTGGGTTCTCGGCCGGCGGCACGTCGGTGAAGCGGATTCGCCAGTACACCTTGCCCTGCTCGATCTGGCTGGCCGTGTTCAGTTCCTCATCGGCGAACACCTCGAAGTTGATCACCGCGCCCTGATTTTTCAGGTCGCGCATGAAGGCTTCCAGGCCATCGGTGACGTCCTTGACGTAGGTCTTGGTGATCGAGCGGTCAACCGCCCACTTGTGGCCGGCCTGCACCGCGTCCATGAGGATGAACAGCGTGCGCACGCGGGTGACAAACGCCCATTTCGGATCGCTTGACAGGGTGCGGTTACCCCACAGGCGGTAGCCGTCGTCGCGAATGATCGTGGTGATGTTCGCGTTATTGAGCAGGTTGGCCCGGCAGGTCTCGTCACCATCCAAGTACTCGACCGCGCGAGTGGTACCGGTGAGGCCGGTGAACTCCTTGTTCGACGGGGAGGCCCAGAAACCGTAGGTCGCGTCGGTCCAGGCAAACAAGCCGGCGGTCCATGCCGATCCCGGCGCATCAACGGTCTTGCTGGTATCGGTGTCCCAGAACTGCACGCCAGGGTCGACCATGAAGAGGTTGCGGCTGCCGAAGTTGTCGGCGTAGGCCATGGCGGCCTCGTCGGTGGTGCACGGCCCATCGATGATGGCGATGGCCCGCAGTTTCTGCGCGAGACCGTCCATTGCTGTGGCTATCGCCTGAGTGGCCGAATGACCTGGTGCGATCAGCAATCGCGGCTGGGCGTTGAACAGGCTTTTGCCATCGAGCAGCGCCTGCAGGCCAGTGCGCTGTCCGGAGGCCAGGACGCCGCCGATGATCGCCGAGGTTTGCAGCGCCGGGTCGTCCATCTTCGGCACACCGATGGCGATGATAACCGCCTTGGCTTTGGTGTAGATCGCCTGGCAAGCCTTGGTGATCGCAGCCCCCGCGCCGAAGGCGGCGATGGCCTCGCGTTCGGTGGTAATCAGTTTGAGCTCACCGGCCTTCGCGGTACCGCCGCCGAGCAACCCGGGAGTGAAGGTGTCACACAGGCCGATGATCGACGACGACGGTAACGTAATGGTGCGCGCGCCGGTATCGACCGAGGTGGTCGTGACGCCGTGAAAGAAACTCATAAAGTTCGTTCTCCAGAAACGAAAAACCCCGCATAAGCGAGGCTGTGAGGGTGTTGGTGTTATGCGTGACGGAAAAGAAAACGCCCCGTCAGTACGGGGCGTCTATTGGCTTTGCCCGGCGATCCAGTCCGGTGCAATGGGTCGATGTTCGATCACCGGGAAGTCGGCAGATTGCGGCCAGTCGCGCAAGGTCTGCATGTAAACCAACAGCTCGTTAAATTGCTCGGCCGTAAGCGTCGTTTCCTCGGGGATTTCCAATTGATCTCGGTGCCGCTCGCGCAACCACATCACCGCTGACAGCTCCCCGTCGCGCCAAACTCGCTCCTGTGACTCCAGATCCTCCACCGGAGCCGGAGCTTCGATTAGATAGGGCAAACCCTTCTCGTCGTGCGCTCGGATCTTACCGGGTGGAGGATTGCTGATAACCGACTCGCACAAAGCATCGGAGATTTCGACCGCGTCCGCTGGCATCGAAGTATGAAGCCCATGCAAATAAGTGCATCCAGTGGTTTTGCTGTAATAGCGCTGCATGTTGGCCTCAGTTTCCGATAGCAAATATTTTACGAGCTACCCAGCCGGTAATGTGGGCATAGGTGCTAGAGCTGACAGTGAGCAGTGTGTAGTTATCAATGCGGCAGGTTGCGAAACCATCACCATTAAGAGACTTGCCCGTACTGCCAATCACATGCCAGCACGCATTGGGAAATGCCAGCGTCCACGGCCCGGTAACATCTTCGGAAAAACCTTGGGAAATTTGCCCCGTGTTGCTGGTCAACCACTGGATGATTACGCCGCCCAACCATGACGGGAAGACGATATAGCCATTTTGGCCTTTCAGAATCGAGAATCCCCAGCGCATCTTCTTCGGCGTCACGATCGTAGCGTCATCATCGCCCGCATCGGTCAGCGCCTGCGTGGCGATCTTGGCCGTGCCTAGCTTGACCTCCGTGGCTTGTGTCGCCAGCGCCGCGAGCGCGGCAATGTCGATATTTCCCTGATTGATCGGCGCGTTCCAGGCCTTGATACCCCACATGACTGACAGGTTGCGCGGCCGCGTTTCGACGCCGCCTCGATTACCTGTCGTAGCCATCTGCAAGGATTCGCCAGAGTAAGATGGCATCGCCGCCGACGTTGTTCCGTGGTACGTCTGGATGCTCGGAAACTCATTACTCTGAAAGCCGGGCCGACCGTTCCCCGGTGGGTGATTGTGCGCCTTAAAGTCTTCAGCCTGATATGTGCCGATGTCACGGCCTACATCCACGCCGCGACCATGATCCCAACCGCGCAGGAACTCACCGCGTGACTCCGGCAAGCGGAAATTGCCGGCCCCCTCGTCGCCTTTGTTGAAGGCCGTACCGAGGAACGCCGCCAGATCGGGATAAACCGTAATGCTCTTAACCGAGCCGTCCAGCTCCAGAAACCCGGGCGCGACTTTGTCCACCGGAAACGCGACCGTGGCCCCCACGGGTAACGCCGAGGCCTGGGCAATCATCGCCTCGATCTGCGTTTTGGTGTAAGTGTCCTTGATGCCCATGCCAGCAAGCGTGTCCGGATTGTCACCCTCCACCACGATCCCACGATCATTGGTCTTGACGCGCGTCCACTGGCCCGGGGTTTTGTTCTTCGGCAGCACTTCCAGAATCGCCGCCTCAACAAATGCACGCGTGGCCAGCACCACCGCCGGATCAATCTTGAGCTGAATGTTGCCAGTGCTGGTGACGATGAAGTTCATGCGCACGATCTGCGTGCGGCCCGAGCCCTGTGAGAGCAGCGGCTTGAAGCTCGGCGCGCAATTGGCCACGGCCACCAGATCGCCGTCCGCGTCGTACAGGCCGATCTCGCGGATCCAGCGCCCGCCCTCATCGGCCGGAATAATCTGCTCGGCGATCAGCACTGCTGGGTTAACCGGGTCGACGAACAGCCGGTTTAAAGGCTTGCGTCGCCATTCGTTGATCAGCTTGGTCTGCCCTTCAGCGGGGATAACCGGATCGATGTTGTTGGCGTCTCCGACGCCCATTTGGGTGATCAGCCAGGGAATGCCGAGCGCGTCGGCGTTCGCTTGTTTGGCCTTTCCCACAGTGGTGAGAATGGCGAAAAACTGTGAGTTCGCATCAGTCATTGATAGATGTCCAGGGTGTCTATGGTGTGTTCGCGTCCGATCACGCCGAAGCTGCCGGTGATTTCGATGTCGCGCATCACAGGCGGGTAGACGTCGATTTCGTCGCCTTCGTAGAGGGACGCTGCAACGTTCAAGTTGCCTTGCGTCTCAAGGCTGATGGCCAGGCCAGTGAGTTGCCGACTGACGGGTTTGGCGTCATCGATCAGGCGTTCCAGTTCGAGGTACATCTCCTCGGTGATGCCGGTGTCGAGGACCCCGACCTTCAGGGCGAACGAGCCCGGCACGCCTTCCGGCACCGTCTGCCACCACTCCAGCACTTCGATCAGGTAGCCCAGTGGCTCGACCACCCGACGTAAAGCACCGATGGTGCCCTTGTGCTTGTGGATGTAGAACGAGGCCTTGATAGCGGCGCGCTTGACCGGTTCCGGCCATTCCGGATCCCAGCGGTCGACCGACCAGGCCCAGGCCAGATGCGGCAGCAGATGCACCGGACAGGTGTCGGGGTTGTACAACGTGCGCAACGGAATCAACGTGGTCTCGGCGAAGGTCGCTTCGATACCCCGCTCCAAGGGAGTGCTGTTGAGCGGTAAGAGACTGCGCATTCAACCTCCCAGCACGACGGTGTAACCCGTGCAGTACGCGGCCTGTGCCTTTGTGGGTTTCAGATCCTGCCAATCCTTGAGCTCGACCCGGCCGACGCCAGCGACATGCAGCTGCGCATCGACACCGGACCGAGCCACCTCGACGCCCAGTCGGCGCCGGGGATTGATCCAGGCTTCCAGTCGACGGATCGCCTCCGTCAGCGCGGCGTCGTTCTCCGGGCCGGTGCCTTTCATGTGCAGCACGGCGTCCACCCGGTAACGCAGGATCTCGGCGCCGCGCACAGTGACGCGGTCGCCAACCGGCCGCACGTCATCGTCGTTCACGGCCGCCGCAACCAAAGCCAAGATCTGCGCCCCAACAGTGCCATCGCTTTCCAGTCCCAGCACCGTGACGTCGACGCAGGCCGGTTTCGGACTTTCGGCCGTCGCATCGGCCACCAGCGCCGAGGCGTTTCGAGCATGGAGAATGTAGCTGTTGCGCGGCCCAGCCGTCGTCAGTCCTTCGTAGGCCAACTGCACCCGCTCGCGCAGCGCATCGTGGGATTCCATCACCGCCTCCACGGGCGGCACGGCCAACGGATCCGCCGCCTGGATCACCAGGCGCTTGAGGTTGACGTTGGCGGCCAGATGATCCAGGTCAGTGCCGGTGGCATAGGCCAACAACTGGGCCTTGGCCGCGTCGTTGACTCGTGCCCGATTGCCGAGCTTGATGTAGCTGCCGACCTCCAGCAACTTGGTCACCGGGTCGCTTTCGAGCGAGGCCGTCCAATTCTGACCCATGTGTCCACGGAACACGCCCAGCGCTTCGCTGTACGTGTCTTCGAAGTCCAGCGGCTCCAGCACGTCCGGCGCCGGCAGCTCCGACAGATCCACCAGGGTACTCATACCCACACCTCCAACGTGCCGCGTTCACCGAGGTACTCGCCGCTGATCTTGAAATTGATTTTGCCGCCGAGGACGGAGACCACCACGACGCGCTCAAGCTTGAGCCGTGGCTCCCATTGGTTGAGAGCCCGCACGGCCTCAGCCTGCGCTGCGCTTTTCCAGCCTTCGTTGATAGGGAGGTCGACCATGCGCCGAAGCTTGCTGCCGTACTCCGGCCGTTCGCGACGGCTCAGCAGCGGTGTGCCGAGGATGTCCCCCACCGACTGACGTAGATGCTCGATGCCGGAGATGGGCTGCCCGGTGTGGCGATCCATTCCGATCATCGGGTCTACTCCTTGAGCTGCTCGTATTCAGGGTGGGCCTTGAGGCATTTCAGCGCGACGTCATCACTCACTTCGACCGAGACGAGGCTCTTGATCACGGGAAGCGTGCGACCATCCGGAAGGATCACCGTGCGCGAGGTGTACAGGGTGTCGCGAAAGGTGAGCGTCGAGGCGGCCGAGATCGGCTGAATAACAGCGGCAGAGTCCTGCTTCGTTGAATCGTCTTGAGGTTTGGCCATGATTGCTCCGGGCATGAAAAAGCCCGCGTGAGGCGGGCTGGGTGGATTGGATTATCAGTGTTTGTGGTTGGCAGTGTTGCCGGTGGTGTCCAGGATCGCGCCGTCGCTGGTGATGTTCCCTGTGACGTGCAGCGGCCCATCGATACTGACCGGCCCCTTGATGTTCACCGTGGCTTCGAGATCGATCGTTCCCGACTTCACCGTGACAGCGTTGTCGGTGACCTCGGCCTGAGTTGCCCCGACCTTGATGGTGACCTTTCCGGTGGGCAAGGTGATGCTGTAAATGCTGTCCTGCCAGTCGTAGACCAAGCGACCGCCATCCTCGAAATGCCAGACTTCGACATGATCGCGGTTGTCCGGCGGTGGGCCACCGTTGCCGTACAGCCCAGGAATGAATGTGCCCTGCGCCACGTCGCCGCTGGCACTGATCAGCGTGCCCTGCTCGTTGATGCTCGGCGCCCGCCAGTGCCGCGCTTTGCCAGCGGCGATGCTGTGCCAGCGCAACCAACCGCTGACCCATTCGCCGTCCGAAACCCGGCAAGCCGGTGGTGATGCGGCAAGATCCACCGCGACCACGTAGCAATCCTTGACCAGGCCGGCGAGCATGCGGTCGTGCTGCGCGGCGACATATCCCGAACTCATGACACGTCTTCCGGACGGAACGGACCATCGCCCGGTTCGATGTCCAGCACCAGGGTGCCTGGTGGCTGATCCGGCCATGGCCATTCGGCGTCACCGAGGTAGATCTGCTGCGTCCACTCCACGACCCAGACGGTGTAGCCGTCAAGCTCGGGTTTGGTCCAGTCCGGCATGGCCTGCACGAACTCGGCCGGTTCGACCGCCACACCCCAGCTCTGCATGCGCAGTAGCGCGCCAAGATGACCGGCCAGAAACACCGCCTGCTGATGGTGATCCGGCTGGATAGGATCAGTGATGACCCGCGCCTCGAACTTACAGGCCAAACCAGTTTCGCCCGTTCCCGGGTCAAGTCCCGGCTCCATCTCAGCCAGCTCGATCAGCACCGCCGGCAACGGTAGGCGATCCAGGTCATTCGGCCACATGGCCACGGCCTGCAGACCCGGGAAGTGATCCTGAATGCGCCGCTCAATGGCGTAATACAACTGCTCAAGACTGAACGGCTCGTCGACTTGATCCGTCACGTCATTTCCCCCTCAGGTGCTTCTGCAGCTCAAAGTTGAGTTCCTGCTGCAGGACGTGCAGCAACTGTTCGTCGGCCTTGCGGATCCAGCTTTCGAAATGTGGCCGCGCCTGCTCCAGCGAGACCTTGGCTTTCGCCAGTGGAAAGCGGCTGCCGTGTTCGGCGATCCAGCCCGAACTGGCCCCGCCCGCCCCGCTGACATCACTGTCGGGATAGTCACTGGCGTCGAAATGCTTGCTGGCCGTGCGGATCCAGACGTCCGCGCTGTGGCCATAAACTTTCTTGAAGAACGCGCCCTGAAAGCGTCGACCGGCAACCGACACACCGGACCGATTCTGCCGAGGACGACCGATGCGACTGGCTTCCATGGCGTTGAGACCGAACCAGAGTTTGCCGCTGTTCGCCCCACCGCTGACTGGGTAAGCTCGCAGCCGCTGCCGCACAGCAGCCACCGCGATGCGCTCCTGTCGGCCAACGGCGCGGGCAATTTGCGTGGCGAGCCATCGCAGGGTTTTGTTGATGGCTCGCCGCTGTGCAGCAGCGGCGGCCTTGGGCACCAGGGCGGCGAAATCCTGAAAGGCTTTCAGGTCGGCTGCCGTAGTCTGCAAGGAGATCATCCCGCCGCCGGCCGAGGGTTTGAAGTAGCTGCCCACGCTCATGGCCGTTTCCTCAGGATCAAGGCGACAAGTCCGTCACCGCCCGGTTCCAGCTGCAGCAGGTCGTAGTCGCCGCCACCGTCCAGCTCCGGCAGATCCACGCTGACCAGCAATCCCCTTTTCAGTCCGTGCGAATCACGGACGCGGATCTCGAACTTCGGCTCACGCAGCGCCGTTTTGAGGCTGCCCATCTTGGGTTGCATCCAAGGCGCCGCGAACATGCCGAGCACCGGTTCGTCGTAGCCCTCGATCCGGGCCGTGTCGCCGAGCGTTTCGAACACCGTGTCATCGATGTCCTCCAGCAACTCGCGAAAAGACATGATCAGAGTTCCAGAAGAACCTGTGCACGAGGACGAGTGCACAGGTGCAGCGGGTTGGACTGGGCCTCGCCGGCCACGCCCTTGTTGAATGGCAGAGGTTCGAGCTTGCTGTAATAAGGCAAACCTTCGGTGTTGACCGTTTCCATGTAGTCGGCCGGTGCGAAGGTGGAGATGTAAAGATCCGGCACGCCTTCCGGCACCAGCAGCGCCTTGTCATCGTGAACGAACGAAACGCCCGCAACTTTGCCGCGATAGCGCTCCCATACAATCCCGCCGAATTCAAAGCTTTCTCGCGCATCACCACGTAATGCGGCGGCTTGCATGGTATTCAGATAGGTGTCTGTGACCGACTTGTGGGAGATCAGTTTGCTCCAGAAGTTTTTGCCGCAGAATGCGCGGGAGCCGGAGCTAGTCACGCTGCCGAGGGCATCTTCCTGCATGTCCAACGCTTCGCCGGCACGCTCGCGCACATTCGTATCGGGATTGTTCAGGCCCATCGACATTTTCTGGCGGTTGACGCCAAAGGATTTGTAGATATCCAACAGCACCGTCTTACCATCGGCATCCAACACCTGTCCGTTCAATGCGCCCATGCGCTGGAATTCGTGGGTGGCGTCCAACTGCCGCCGCGCCTTTGCCAGACGCTTGTTGACCACATCCTGTACAGATTGAAGCTCAGTGCGCGTTCCGAAGGCGCGGATACCTTGAATCTCGTCGGCCTTGATGGTGAAGCGTTCCGGCAGGTGCACAGTATTGAAGGGGATCAGCGTCCGCTTACTTGCGCCGACCACCAAACCAGAGGTGCCGCGCTCCCCTGCTGGGACCAGTGCCAGGGTGTCACCGTCTTTCTCGATCTGCACGGTCAGGGTGGTGGTGCCTTCCTCGCGGAACAGGCCAAGGCTGCTGATGCGGCCCGGCAGGTATTCCTGCTCGTTGATCGCAGCGGTCAGGGAGGGGACGCTGAAAGCATCGTCTTCAAAAATGGCGATATCGGCCATGAGTATTCTCCAGAAACGAAAAATCCCGCACTCAGCGGGATGTATATAAGAAAGGAATCGACTTAACGGACGATCACGAAATGAGTGGCGAGGGCCTTCTCGGCGGCCAGATCCAGGCCGGTCAGATGGGCTTCGCTGACCTCGGCCAGCCGCACCACCGCGCGACCGCGCCGCACGACATCGGACTCACCGAGCGGGCCGTAGAGAATGGCAACGGCGTTTTCCGTGCCGTCTTCGGCAGTCGGGCTGTACGGGGCGAATTCGCTGCTCGCAGTTACCAGTCCGAGGATCTGTCCGGGCTCCAGCGCCGGGCCTGCCGCGACGTTGATCGCTTCGCGGGAAATGTTGCCGGCGCCCTCGGACAGCAGGAATTCGCCTGCGTGCATCGGTTCCAGTTTGGAGGTCATGGTCTTGCTCCTTTCGAGGTTGGGGACTGTGCGGCCTGACGGGCTGCCCAGATCGAGGACGGATCGGGTTGTTTGGCTTGAATTTTGAGCGGCGGGTCTTCGTTCTGCGGCAAGCTGTTGTCGATCTCGAAGCCCCCGCCTTTCCCCACGACTTTGTCGAAGAGCCGCGCACGCACGGCGCTGGCATCCAGTCCGGCCTGCACAAACTCCACCGCGAACTCTGGCAACCGGGCGGCCACGCACAGATCGCGGATCGACTTGGCCTGGGTGATCGCGGCCTTCACGGTCGCCTCATCGACTAACTTGGTGGTGGCCAGCAGTGGCTCGATAAGGTTGCTCATTCCACCTTGGTTACAAGACTTGCTGATCATCAGAGCCAGCGCCGCCGCATCCGCACCAGGCTCAGGGGGTTGAGGATCGTCGATCACCGGCTCGGTCGGTTTCGCGGATTCGTTGAGCAGATCCAGCAGCGCCTGGGGAGTGTGCTGGTATTTCTGCATCACCATGCCCTGCCCCAGGCATGCCTTGATCTGTACGCCGTCGCCGACCTCGTCAGCCAACCCGAGGGCCACCGCTTCGCGGGCCGTCAGCCAGGTCTCGGCATTGACCAAGCGCCGCAGCTCGACTTCGTCGATGTTCGGCGCCTTGCCTTTGTAAGCCGTGATGATGAGCTCCAGCGCTTGATCCAGCGCGGTCGCGACCTTGCGCATGTCCTCGGCATCACCCGAGGCATACGTCCACGGGTTGTGGATCATCAGAGCTGCGTTTTCCGCGACTACCACCCGATGAGCGCCGCAGACTGCGACACTCGCGGCACTGGCAGCCAGGGCATCGACCCGGCCGGTGCAGCGCTCGCCCAATCGCTTCAGGGCGTTATTTATGGCCAGACCGTCGAACAGGTCGCCGCCGATGCTGTTGAACGCCACGACAATCGGTGATGTGCCGTCATCGAGCGCAGCCAAATCGCGAACAAACTGATTGGCCGTGATACCCCAGGTGCCGATCTCGCCGTAGACGTAAACCTCAATAGTGCGTTGTTCGGCTTCCCCGCTGGCCCGCAGGCTGTACCAGTGTTTGTCTTGCACGGGCAGTTGCCCGTCCAGTTTATTGAAGATCCGTAGTGGAAACGGCGGTTTCATGGTTTCTCCTGATCGTCAGGGTGGGTATCGACCTCGACGAGCGTTCGGTAATTGAGGCCCAGATCGCGGGCACGTTGGGAGTCGGCCGCGTTCTCCGCGTCGACGGCTTCGGCGTCGTAGCCGGTGCGTAGGCACATCTCACTGCGCGAGGCGAATCCGGCGTTGACCTCCAGCATCCGCGCCTGGACGTCCTGCACCGGCTGAATGTAGGCCCAGCCTTGCGGCACCCAGCGAGTACGCAGAAATTCGCGGCGGCGACTGGCGTAGTCCGGTAGCTCGATCACACCGGCCAGCACCGCCATGTCCAGCCACGCGGCGCGTACCGGCCGACAGAGCTGGTGGATGTAGACGTTGAATTGCAGCTGTTCGAGGCGGCGCCGGAACTCGTTCAGCACCACACGTAGCGCTCGGTCGTTGATGCCTTTCATGTCACCGGTAAGGATCTCGTAAGGCGTGTCGGTGCCAGCCGCTGCGGCCATCAGTTGCTGTCGCATGAAGTCCGGGTAGTTGTTACCGGCGTCCGGTGGTTTGGAGAACTCGACCTCCTCACCTGCGCCCAGCTCCTGCATCGTGCCGGGCTCCAGCGCGACCATCGGCGTGAAGCCGTCGCGGTCGGCGGTGATCAACTGGCCGGTGACCGGATCGCGAGGCACTTGGCCCATATCCGGCGACGGGCGCTTGATGAAGCCGGCGAACAGGTTGGAGACTTCCTGCCGGAACAGCACCGCGTCGTCGTAGTTGTCCAGGCTACGCAGCCGCTTAAGAACCGGCGACATGCGCGGCACGCCGCGCAACTGACCCGGTTCCAACGGTTCGAAGATGTGCAGCACCTGGCTGGCCGGTACGCGCACCAGTTGGTTGTAACCGCTGTTGAGCGACGACGCGTCACGCGGGTGCGAGCGGTACATCCAGTAGGCCACGCGCTTGCCGGCCGGGTTGAACTCGATCCCAGCGCGGATGATGTTGCCGTCGCGGGTGGTTTCGAATTTGTCGTGCGGAACGAATTCCGGTGCCAGGGTCTGCAGCTGCAGTGGCACGACCAGTCCTTCGTCGAGACCGCGCGGACGCAACCGGACAAAGCACTCACCCGCAGTTTCGACGGTGCGTGCCACCAGCGCCTGCTGACCGTAGAAGTCGCAGAGACCGTCAGCATCGGACTCGTCAGCCCAGTCCTCCCACAACTCCTGCAGCAGGTTGCGCAGTTCTTCGTCCTTCACCTTCGGGCGCGGCGTGATGCCGGTGCCGATCAGGTTGCTGACGCGTTTGTTGATCGCGTTGGCCGCATACGGGTCATTGCGCACCGCTGCCCGAGACCGGGCTCGCAGGTTGCGTAGCGCCGGGGTGTTGATGCTATTGATGCCGTTATCGGAAGCATCCCAACTGGCCGAACGACGGCCCTCTCCGGCGCCTTCGTAGCTGGCCTTGATGTTCGATGGCAGCAAAAATCCGCTACGCGTCAGTGCCGGAAATTGTCGAGACATCAGATTCCCTTGCCTCCGTGACTGAGCCGCACGACCCGCGAGCGTGGAGCCGCAGCGCTGATAAGCGAGCTGCGGATTTCTTCACGAGCGCGGAGCAGCTCATCGACGTCGCGGTATTCCACCGTTCGGTCGCTGTAGCGCACGGTCTTTTCACCGCGTGCGATGGCGCGCTCGATGACTTCGAGATGTTTTTGTGTAAAGGACATATCAGCGTCTCTTCAGATAACCGCTGGTGGAACTGCGGCGTTGAGGGGGTGCGGCTGGGCGTGTCTGCACGACCGGCGCAGCAGATGGTGGTGGCGCGGCTTGAGCCTGTCGCACAGCAGCAGGTTCAGGCGTTTCGACTTCGTCGACGCGCTCCCCCTGAACTGGCTTAATGCCGAGGGCATCGTCGAACAGACCAGACTGGGCCAGTGCCTGACGCACCCGATCCCAGTCGTGTTCCTGGTAGCGATTGATGCCGAGGTAATGGGCCATCGCCAGGCAATACACCATCAGGTCGAGCGCTTCGTTACGCTCGGCCTTGCCCTTGACCCATTCGATGCGTTTGTGGCCGCGCACGTAGCGCACGACCTTGCGCTCAGCGACGCACTGGGCGAAGAACTCGTCCGGCAAGTCATTGGCAAAGTGCAGCGAACCCGGGCCGTCCGGGAACGGATAGCGGTTGTAGATCCAATCCTTTGCTGTGTCGGTACCGACGAACCATAGCTCGGCGCCGTTGCGTTCGGTCTGGCCTTTCCAAGTCACGTCGACCAGGGACGGGCGCTGTGCGATGACCGGCCTCCCCGGCTTGCTCGCGCCTTTGATGGCGAAGACATTTCGCCAACGACGCACGCGGCAGAACTGATAGACCTCGTCGGTGTGGTGACCGCCGGAGTCGACGCCGACGGCAAGGATGCCCAAGCCGACGCCGCAAGGATGCCGGTAGCGAGCCTTGAGTTTCTCGTCCAACACTGCCCAGGTGCGCTCGTCGGCCGGATCGCCCCAAATGACCTGGTGATCGACCACCCAGCGTTCCATGCCGACGCCGAAACCCATCACCATCATTTCCAAGCGGTTAGCTTGGACGTCGACAGAACCGGTCAGCATCAGCACACCGGCCGCCATCGTGCCTAGGGTGTAGGTCTCCTGCCGCGCCCGGGCGATCAGCACTTCCGCCTTGGTCTGTTCGAGTGCGCTGTCCCAGACTTTGGCCAGACGGGTGTTGTAGAACACCTGCATCAGGCTTGTATCGCCTTGTGCCTGGGCCTTTTTGGCGTCCTCGAATTCTTCAGCGAGCGAGGCCCAGTCCATCCAGCCGGTCGGCGAGTAGAGTGAGTTGAGATGGAAGCCGACGGTCTTGCCGTCGCCGCTACCATGTGCGCGCCACTCGCCTCGGGCGAGCATGTCGCTCTTGTGGTGTTCCTCAATCAGCACGTCGCACTCGGGGGCTGCGCATTGGTAATGCACAGTGCTGTAGTCCTTGCTGTACAGGAGCCGCTCCCATTCCAGCACCTGCATATGGCCGCAGGTGGGACACGGCACGTAGTAGTAACGCTGGTCACTGGACTCGAACAGGTCAGCGATCCGCGAGGCGCCCTTGATCGTCGGCGAGCTGGAAAAGTAGATCTTGGCGTTGCGACCGAAGTTGGTTGCCCGCGTCTCAGCCAGCTTGATGGGATCGCCCTCCTGGCCGACATCGTTCTCCCAACGGTCGACTTCGTCGCCGTAGATGTAGCGTGCCGACAGTTCCGACAGGTTGGCCGCAGAACCGGCGGTGGTGACGTACAGCGAGCCCCCCTCGAACTCCTTGGTGTCCATCGTGTTGCGGGCATCCCGCGAGCGGGTGGCCGCGACCCGCTCGCGCAGAACGGGGGTGGCCTTGATGGTCTTGCTGATCCGCCCCGATACGCGCTTGGACAGGCCGAGGCTGGGCAGCAGCGCCAGGATGTTCGACGGCGCCATGTGGATCAGGCCACCCATCCAGTTCAAGGCGATCTGGGTTTTCATCAACTGCGAGGCCACCATGGTGACCACGCGCCTGCAGGGGTGAGCCGGCGACAGGCAACGCATGGGCTCGCGGGCATAAGGCGTCCGTGAAGTGCGGTACTGGCCGGGCTCTGGGGCGCCGGTGTCTCGCGGGATCCGCATGTACTCGTCGGCCCATTGATCGATCCAGAGATCTGGGTCGGGGCGCAGTCCACGGAAATAAGCCTCACGGTACACCTCTGCACCGTCAGGAAATTCCGTGTGCATGGGGTCAGTCCGTTGTCATGGCGTGTTCAAGGTCGGCTGAAGAGAGGCGCTCGGCTTCCTCAAGCGTTCGACGGAAGGTGGCCGTCAGGTGTTTTTCGATCAGCCAGGGATCGGTCATGGCCGCGAGGTCGTGGGATAGTTGCGGCAACGGGCCGAACAGCTGATCGCGCAGCAATCGGCCGGCGTTGTAGGCGCCGGTTTCGACAGCTTCTTTGGAGACCAGCGAGCCCTGGGCTTTGCCCAGTTCGATCTCGGCAAGCTTGGCCATGTTGTGTTCGCGCAGGGCGCGGGCTTTCTGGAAGTCGGGAAGCTTGCCGTCGCCGGAGATCACCTGCGGCGGCGCAGCCATGGAAGTCGGCTCGACGGACGTGGACAGTTGGCTGTAAACGTCACGCTGAATCCGGTCTTGTTGGTGTCGGTCGGCGACGGCGGTTTTGCTTGGGTCAGCGGTGTCGCGAATCAACGTTTCGCTGGCCTGCACGTCCACTAGTTTTCCGTTCGGCGACAGCACCAGGCGGTTGTTGTTTTTCAACCAGGTGATGTAGCTCGGCGCCCTGCCGATCCGCGCCGCGAAGGCGCTTTTCGACAGGTAAGTTGGTTCTGTCATAAGCCCTCCTTTCAACGGCTTTTCAATGCAGACCTTTAAATTTCAATGGATTGAATTTCAGTAAGCTGGGGGCGCTCCCGCTAACACTTTCCCGCGGGTTTCCGACCCCGTACCCCCCGAAAATCGCCTGGGTCCCCGGCAGTTTCCGGCGCCCCAGATCAGTGCATCACCCCTGCTCGCCCCCGGTTGGCGGGACTTCGCAGACGCCCAGCCGCTTGGCAGCCCACCGTTCATACAAACCGATGGCCACATCGGCACCGGCCATTGCCGTCAGGCAACCCAAGGCGCCCGCCGTCCAGATCGTCATGCCGGCTGCAATCATCAGCATCATCGCCGACACCCCGCAGACAATGCAGGCCCCGGACCGAAGCGCGAGGCGGCGCAACAATGCCCAGCCCCGCGCCCCGTCCTTGTCGGCCCGCCACATCTCCCCCGATACGCCGCCGACCAGGGCTAGGACGATCACTAACCAGATCGGCATCTCTGCCAGCGCTTGTTGCTCGTTTGTCATCGCCAACCCCTAAACGCAAAAACCCGGCGCAATGGCCGGGTTTGGTGGTGTGGTGCCTGCCGCTGTCTGCGGTCGCACCTATCGAAGATGACTACTTTTTACAGGTCGATTCCGGTGGCAGCAACCCCGGTTTAATGCCACCCGGCGAATAAGTGGGTAACACCGGGTGAACGCCTAGCGTATGTCGGCGAATATCCCACTCCGGCATTCTGCTGTTTCGGCGGCGTCCTATATGTCCCACCTTTCAATCGAAGTGGGACGCCTGAGAGCGCCTAAATTCGGGGCTTCGCCCCACTGTCCTACTTATTTCTCTCCTTTCTCGTGTAAAGGAAGAATCTTAAAGAACACGCGTGCGCGTGAAACGCGCGTATTGCTGCCCGCTACGCTTACACGGGCGGGAGGCACTTAGTAGCGGGACGGTGGGACGGCCCAACAACGACAAGACCCGCACCTGTCCCACTGCATCAAAACGCAGCGGGACAAGACGGGCCAGTGGGACAGCAACAGCCGGACGAATGCCTGGGGTCACGCAGCCAACCCCATCATCACTCCGAAGATCTGCAGGTGTGCCTCATGCAATCGCTGGTAGTACGTGTCACGGCCACAACCGCAGTGCGCGTACCGCAAGCGCATATCAACATCGAGCGTGCAGTAATGCTCTCGCACAACCGTCACAAGCTCGGGCGCCAGATGCTTGGTCACGATCAGCTCGATGTCGAGAGAACTCTCCAGCGGCGCACGAAAGGCCCGCCGTCCACGGATCAGTTGCCCATTGCTCTCCATCATCATGGCAACCATGTTCCCCCCAGCGAGCCCACCTTTCGAATGCTCGGAATGCAGCTCCTGGGCCCACAACCGAAGCAGCGAATCGATCTCCTTAATCAAAGCAAGGCTCCTCAATCGGTTCCCGTTTCAACGCCGAAGCACCGCCCCAACCTGCCGGTTTCTTGTAAGCCCACGGCCGCTGGCCACTTTTCACCAACGGAGGCATCCGAACACGCCGCCATCCCAACCGATGCATGATCGCCCCGACCCGCATCTGCTCCGGCTTGCCCCAATGCCCGAAGTCCAACTTCAACGCACTGCTCAGCACTTCACTGCCTGTGGTGGTCTCGCCGATCTGCGACTCTTCCAACCAAGTCAAAATCGGCCCTTCCCACTCGTCTACCACAAAGCGCTCGTCCTGCTCCTCGCCGAACATCGCCGCCTCATCCAGCGTCACCCACCAGAGGTCGCCCGCGTCGTAACAGAACACCGCCTCGGCCCACAGCTGATCGCGGATCGAACGCAACAGCTCCAGATCCACCTTGGTACAAGCTACCGGCCAATAACGCCGGTTACCGGTCGCGTCCTTCAGGTACTCGTCCTGGTTCGTCGTACCCACAAACACACACTGACGCGGCACGTCCATCGTGCGACGGCCGTAACTCTCACGGTAGGTATCGGTGGACGCCGAGAAAAACTGCTTGGCCTTGGTGCTCTCAGCCTTGTTGAAACTGTCCAGCTCACCCAGCTCGACGATCCATTTGCCCCGGATCGCTTGAAAGCCGTCCTTGTCGCCGAGGGCGAACGGCGTGTCCATGAACCACTCGCCGCCGAGAATGCTCATCGCCGTCGACTTACCGGCGCCCTGCGCGCCCTCAAGGATCATCACCGAGTCAGCCTTGCAGCCCGGCTTCATCACCCGCGCCACGGCCGACAACATCCAACGCTTGCCAACCTTGCTCGAGTAATCGGTGGCCTTCACGCCCATGACATCCGTGAGCCAGCTTTCAAGGCGCGGCACGCGATCCCACTCAAGCTTGCGCAGGTACTGCCGCACCGGATGAAACGCATGGTCATGCGCGACCACGCTCACCGCCTCGATCACATGCGACGCCTTGACCCGCAAGTTGTACTGCTGCGCGAGCCACTTCATCACCCGCACATCATCGATGTCCGCCCAATCGCCCGTGCCGCCGCCGTAAGGCGCCGCACGCAGCTTCACGATCTTCGAACTGAACGCGCTGTAACTGATCACCCCGGCCCAACGTTCATCGTTGGCCAGGATCAACTCGACGTTCTGCATGTGCGCGATCAACGCCCCGCTCTCGCTTCGAGCCAGCATGTCTTTCCAGCCACCAGCGGCCGGCGGCTTGACCACCGCCAACACCTGACGGCGCACAGCCTCCAAACCTTCGGCAACATGCAGGTCGTTGAAGTCGGTCCACTTGATCTCCCGCTCACCGGAAAAGATCGGCGCGACCACCTGGCCACCGACGATCAACGCCGCGTTACTGGCCTTCTCCTCACCAGGGTTCCAGGCATCGCCGTTCGGCTTCGTGGTCTTCCAGTCATCGTCCCGACAGATGATCAACGGGCAGCCGGCGAACCGCTCGCGCATCGCCTTGCAAACCACCAGCAGGTTACCGGCGTCAAACGCGATGGCCACGGTCAGCGACGTCGCCATATGCAGGCTTGCGCCCGTGGCGTAGCCCTCACACACCAGCACCGGCTCGCCCGGATCCGGATGCGGACCGATCAAGTGAAAGGCGCCCTCCTTCGACATTCCATATGGCCAATACGTCTTGTCCCGACCGGTGTCTTCCTGTTTGGTGGGATACACCACCTGCAGGCCGACAATCTCGTCGCGCACGTTGCACATCGGTACCAGGAACGCGCCGGTTCGCGGCGCATACCGAACACCGATACCTACGATCTGCTTACGATCCAGATAGTCGCTCCGGCCCTTCTCCGGCATGCGCTTGAACATCCCCGCCGCCCGCTTGGCTGAACGGCGCGCCGCACTGGCCGCGATCTCCGCAGCCCGGCGTTTGGCCTCCTCCTGCCGAGCGCGCATAACCTCACGCTCTTCCGGCAACATCCGCCCGGCCTTGACCTTGATCTTCTGCGACTCACCCGAACGCCAATCACCGAACGCTCCAAAAATCAGCGTCTCGCCCTTCTCGGTGCGATGCTCATGGGCGATGTACCAGCCGTTCTTTTCCTTGCCCTTGTCCTGCGCCGTCTTGCACCGTGTCAGCTTACCGAACACCAATGGCTGCGCGGGCTCAAGGCCGTAGTCGGCGAATTGCCCCAGTACATCATCCAGCATGACGAGCCCCCTTCAGTTCCGCGAGAGAGAGACATCCCACGCATTGGGTGCAGCCGGGCGACGCCACACGACGAGCCTCCGAAATCGGGTCATCACACGTTTCGCAGAACAGAAACGAATGCGCCGCCAAAGCAGGCTTGGCGGCGTTGCGTACAGCGAGCGCTTGATCGATACGCTCTTGCACCAGGTCATTAGCGAAGTCAGCGATGTCAGCCACGATCAACACCCCGCGTCGTCTGGTTGACATACGTGGCGCGGTTGAACATCCCCAGTAGCCCCTGAATCCCACGAAACACCTGAAGGCGAATTGCGGCCAGTTCCTCATCAGTAACGACACCGTCACCAATGCTCTTGGCCCAGGTGTCCGCCAGATCCGCCACCTTCCGGAAGTATTCCGCGATACCGGTAGTCAACGTCTCGGGCATGTCATTCGTGTACGCCTCGGCCAGCTCCTGCCACGTCGTGTCACCGACCAATGCATGCACTGCATCCAAAATGCGGCGATCCTTGGTCAACTCCAGAATCTCGCCGAACTCTTGAATGTTCACCGTGTGGCTTGGGTGGGTTGGGGAAAGCTTGTGCTGCAGCGTGGTCGCATTTCGCCCGGTGGTGGCGGCGATAGCAGCGGCGCCCCCGGGGTAGTCCCGTGCGGCATGGTAAAGCGCGAGATCGAGCGGCAAAACTTCCCGCTGCGCCCGGTCTCGAGAGCTCAGAACGATACGGCTCATGGCATTAATCCTTGTAAGTTGCCAGTGCCGCGCGACATGCAGTGGTGATACATTTGCCGCGTGGCTTGAAAGGGCCCAAACGCCGGCTAGATCTACGGGATCGATACCGGCACCGTGCCGGGGCGAGCAATCCGTTGCTCACCCCTGGCGCAACAGCTGCCCAATCTGTGGTGGAAAAGGCAGCAACACCAAGGCTTCCGAGCCTTGGAAAAGCGAGATAAAGGGCGGTGGTTGCATGTGGTGTGCCCGCCTATCTTTATCGCGACCCGACAGCGCTGTGGTGGTGCGTGCCGGGAGGAACTGGGCGACCTATTGGTCGCCTTTTTTCTCTACGCTGCAGCTTTATGAGGAGCTGAAACGCTTAACAGCCAAGTGGATTGAAACACATTGCCTTTCTGATGAGCTGCTTCAGCCAGCAGCTCAGCGTATTTGGTTTCGCCGGTGTAATCCGTTCGCGGCAGACATGCCGCTTGGCGCCATTTGTTCAATGCCTGATAGCTTCTGTTGCATACCTTTGCGGCAGCTCCGATGCCGCCTACGGCTTCAAACGCATACGCGATTGCGCTCGGAAAATCTGCGGGGTCCAACATGACAACCTCCATTTATCAACTTGCGGTTGATGTTATAGATCAACTGACTATTGCGCAACCTTTATGAGACTCTCAACTCATGGTTGATAAAAACTCCCTCCGCGCAGCTTTCAGCGAGCGCCTGCACGAAGCTCTCGACGATGCCGGCGTTCGCGCCCGTGGTCGTGGAGTGGACATTCATCGTCAGTTGAAAAACTTGGGCATCCGTAAGACGACTCAAGCTATAAGCAAATGGTTGAACGGTGAAGCGATAGCCGAAGCGGATAGCATGACTGCTTTATGCTCATGGCTGAAAATCCGTCGCGAATGGCTTGAATATGGAGTTCTGCCCAAAAAACAAACCACTGAGGATAGTGTTTCTCAAGGGGGGATAAGCGATGAAAGTAACGTCTCCGAGATCAATCATCGCTTTGGTAAGGTACCGCTAATTTCTTGGGTACAGGCAGGTGCTTGGTGCGAAGCAATCACTAATTTTGAGTCGTACGACGCTGACTCTTGGCTATCCTGTCCAGTTCAAATCAGCATTCATGGCTATGCATTAAAGGTTCTTGGAGACTCAATGACTAATCAAGGACCTGGTCGTAGCTATCCAACCGGATGCATTATTTTTGTGGATCCTGATGCTGAGACGAAGACCGGAGATCGCGTCATAGCTAGGCTACCGAGAACAAATGAGGCCACCTTCAAAGTACTAGCAGAAGATGCCGGCCGTAAATATCTACGCCCGATTAACCCTCAATATCCAATAATAGAGATTACCGAAGAGACTCACATATGTGGAAAAGTAGTTGGATCATTCATCTCCGAATGAATGTGGCAACGATGAATCGGGATTATATGTAGCGCGAAGCTGATCTCGAACCCGCAATCTTTCATAGAACATTATTTTAGAGTTCGAAACCTCATGAAAATCAGCATATGCTTCATCCTCGTAAAGATCGAACACCTCCTTCCGTCCATTTAGAAATTTAGATTTTTGCAGGTGCTTCAGTAAAGAATATTGCTCGACGTAACTCTTAAGGCCCTCTCCGTATGGGGTAATGCAATAAAAGAATAGCAATTTAAGTTCATCCTCTGATAATTGCGCCCTCAGGATATTGGAATACTGCCTTTTATGGAAATAATCTAATCTAATCTGCCGAGATCCACGCTTCCATTTACTTTCTTCCCCGGTAAACATTTTGAATCCGTCAACAAGCTTTAGGATTTGATATATATTCCTATAGTATTGAGAAAGCATGACGCGTATCTCACCATGGATACCTTGCTCGAAAGCTTGTTGCAGTAACTGCTGTTCAGTAATTATTTCAGCATTTATTGCCGGATATTGAGGTTTAGGAGCTAGCCTTCTGGCTTCTGCTAAATCCTCACAAGTGTACTTGTAATTTTTTAGTATATCGCTAACGGCAGCATCAAACCCATTTAAGCTACCCCAAGGGTCTATTTTACTCCTGATTCTCTCAGCTATCTTCGAATGAACATCAACTAATCTAAAAAATACTGACTCGAAATTCTGCCGCTCAAACACTCCTGTTTGCTTATCTTGAATCCGATTAGCGATCCGTGTCTCCTCCCTTGCCTCTTTCAACTCCTGCCCCTGAGTGCGGATGGTATACAAAACACCAAGAAGAGCCATGAAGCTTAGTAAAGGATTGAGTACGCCACCGAAAAAATCTCCAAATTGACCTAACTTATCCGACTGTTCTGTAAATTTAAAACCAACAAATGGCAAATCAATCCCAAATGAAAATTTCCAGACAATATATAAACCCACGCTAACAATCAGTGTCACGCTCATCAACATTAAAAAGCGTCCAAACCCAATCCAATGCGCAATCTTATGCAACCTCGACCAAATTCGATCATAAATGGTTGTACGATTGTTAGTGACTTGGCGATTGCGCCTCAAATCCTTTTTTTGCACAGATTTCTTCCAAAACTCAATTCAAGATAATTTGGTTAGTTCATCAAATGCTATCGAATAGCCACCACATCGTCTACTTCGTTAGCAATGGGCTCTATAAATCAACCAACAGTTGACATTGAACAACCGATGGTTGATATTCGCCTCACTCTTCCACCACAGAGCGAGGTAAAAACATGCACACCAGAGCAACCCTTCACATACACCCGACCGCTGCCGACCCGTACCGAATCTTCGAAATCCGCCGCCTGGCCCGCGAGAGCGGCTGCTCGTTTGTCACCAGCAAACCGAAGCAGCAAGCTCGCACTGCCCCCACCCCATTCGACCCGAACGGCGGAGGGCACGCCGCATGATCAAGTACAAAATCGACAACCGCACCCTGCAGTTGCTCAACGCCCAGGTCAACCTGACCGAGACCTTCAACCACGTCCTCCGAACAGCGCCCAAGCGTGAGTGCCTGGCGTTCCGTCTCAAGGTCGAACGCGGTAAAACGGAGAGCACCTTCGTCGTCGAGCTGGGCAGCGAACGCCACACGCTGACGCTGCAGAACGACAAAAAAACGCACCTCAAGCTGGCCGACTTTATCGAAGAAATCGCCAATGGCCCGTTCGACGCGAGCAACACCACAGACATGGTGCACCGCCCGCACGCCAGCCGCGAATATGGCCGCTTCGAGGTCTCGGACAAGCAACGGGTGCTCGAACTGGTACGCACCGGTGGCGTGCTGAGCCTCGACATGGGGTTCGACTACCCTCTACATGTAGCGCTGCACCGTACGCAATCGCGCTCGGGCGTCACCACCATCCTGAGCATCGGCAACAAAAGCCCGCACACCCGGTGTTTCACCGCGTACGGGACCGATGTCGAGATCTACGGCAAGGTCACCGAGTCCATCAACCACCTCGCTGCAGCGGCCACCCCAGCCGCGCACGCGGCATAAGGGGGGAGCCATGGAGCGCAACCTCGCCCAAGCCGCAACCCAACTCGGCCTCACCCGGCCAAAGCTCATCGCTCGCATGCGGGAAAAAGGCCTGCTCAACGAGAGGAACCTACCGGCCTACCCCAACCGCGACCGCGATTACCTGCGCATCAAGGACGGCCAGTGGTACCACGACCAGCTCGGCATGCAGTACAGCCAGTCGACCAGGGTGAAACAACCCGGCATCCGCTGGCTGGCTGAACAGTTGGGCATCGACCTACCTGCCATCCCGGCAGACAACCGTGACGTGGCCTAGGGAATACGCCCGCCAGATCATCGCCATGCGGACACGCGAGGAGCGCAACGCCGCGCTCCTCGAAGTGCCCGAGCATCTGCGCGAGCTGACCAGAACCCACTGCCTGAACGCCTGGAACCACCCGGCAAGAAAACAACGCAAGGAGGCCCAACAAAGCCATGAGTAACACAGCACAAAACCCGCTCCGCCTGCACCCGGCACCGGAGTCAGCCACCGTCGAGCTGCTCTTTCGCACCTTCGGCGACGTTCTGATTCCGCTAGACAGAGTTCGCGAACGCTACTTTCGCAACCTCAACGAGCAATCGTTCGCGGCAGAGATCAGCAGCGGCCGCATCCAACTTCCCATCACAACGCTGGACACCAGCCGCAAGGCACCGAAGTACGCCCACATCCGGCACGTCGCCTCACTGATCGACATCCGCGCCTACAAGGCCGACGAAGACATGCAGCGACAGCAGGACGACACCAACGAGTAACAACCACAAACCAAGCGGCTGCCACCACCAGCCAATGACATCACCAGGAGCACACCACATGACTGCAATTCAAATCTGCGCGCTGATAGCAATCGTCCTAATGACCGCCGGCATCTACTGGCTCGCCTACCGGAACGGATTCAGCAACGGCCTCACCGAGGGTTATGCAGAAGGCTACAGCGAAGGCATAGCCGTTCAGAGCGCTGACTTGAGTTCGCCTTCTACACCGGCATGCGTCCCAGTGAGATCGCGGCGCTGCGCTGGGAAGAGGTCGATAAGGAAAAGCAACTGGTCAACGTGTGTCGGATCGTCGCGGACTATAAGATCGAGGAGCGCACCAAAACCCGGAACGTGCGCCAGGTCATGCTCAACAGCCGAGCGCTGCACGCCCTTGAGCAAGCCGAGCTGGAGGCGCAACAACGCGCTTTGCAGAGCCGCCGCAAACGCGCCGAATCGCCCTATGTATTCCCTCCAACCAAGAATTTCGAGTTCATTCAACAATCCAGCGTGACCGACAAACACTTCCAGGCTGCACTGACCGAATTGGGGATTCGCGCCCGCCGGCAATACAACTGCCGACATACTTACGCTACCATGTGCCTCATGGCGGGTATGAACCCTGCGTTTATTGCCACTCAGCTCGGTCATAGCGTTCAGATGT